TATGACTTTGCTGCACGTGACAGATTTATCTGGTGTGCTTCAGGTATCGGTACACTAGATGCTGGCTTGTATCGTATTGACTTAGGCAATGAGATAGAACCTTTACGCTTTGCTTATGCTAAGGACCTACAGGTAACACAAAGTGCGAAGCACTATACAACAGGTGTTGCATTTCTTGGAACGACTAATAGACTTGCATTTTGCACTGCATATGAAACAACAGATGGTGCAATTTATCTAGAGTCAGAATCTACACTAGCGTCTACTGGATTTATAACTACTGGCTATATTCGCTATGGAACACTAGAGCCTAAGAACTTTAAGCGTCTTCTTGGACGCGGTGACTTTACTTATGGTTCTATGGTTCTAGAAACTGTAGACAAGAACGGCACAGAGTATGACCACATCACATACGATGCAAACATTACCCCAGTAGAAGTTACTACATCTACACCAGCAACTGCTCAAGAGTATGTTGCATATAAGTTTGTTCTTAATCGTGATACTACAACAACTAGCAGAGGTCCTGTATTCAAGGGCTATCAGGCAAAGGCAACTATTGCTACACCAAGACAGCGCGTAATGCGCTTTCCTGTCTACTGCTTTGATGTAGAGACAGATAGATACAACACAATGGTTGGCTATGAGGGCAGAGCATCTACCCGTATTGCGTTACTAGAAGAGATTGAAGAATCTGGTGACGTTATTACGTGGCAAGATTTATCTACCGCAGAGTCACGTCAAGCAATCATAGAAGAAGTAACATTCACCCGTATGACACCACCCGACAAGCGCTTTGATGGGTTTGGCGGGGTCATTGAGATAACTATTAGGACAGTATAATGACATTCGCTAACTGGGCATCACTACTTGTTGCCATCATTGCTATCGTCACGGCATTTGCTGGCTCAGTAAGATGGCTAGTTAAACATTATCTATATGAACTTAAACCAAATTCTGGAACAAGTTTAAAAGATTCTGTCATTAGGCTTGAGGAAAAAGTAGAAATTTTATATCAGATTATGATGCAAAAGAAATGAGGGATAATGATTATTGCCAAGACTGCGACTCCTGCTGCCAAGTCTGTGCTTCGACAGGCAACAGCGTTAAGACCGAAGAGGATGAAAGCATCCGATGGTCTGCTCCCATCTAAAGAGCACATCAAACAGAATCCTGTATCAGACCACAATAGTGGATTTGCAGTAGACCTAACTCACGATACATTGGGTGGCATTAACTGCCACGAAGTATATGAACATCTTAAGTCTGATAAACGTGTTAAGTATTTAATCTTCAAAGGAAAAATCTGGTCATCTGAAAAAGGTGACAGAGAATATACAGGTGCCAATAAGCACAACAAACACATACATATTTCCATCAAGGATACTTGTGGAAACGACACATCACCATGGTTTCCATGGCTAGGTGAGCCGACTCTAATAAATAAAGTAAAGGCTAAGGTTCCTAAACCTTTACCTAAGAAGGAGAATAAATGAAAAATCTATTCAACATCAGCAAGAAGGACATCGCAGCAATCAAGTCCTATCTTCGTGCTCTACTAGCAGCAGGTATCACTATGGGCATTGCTCTATTGACAGACCTACGTCCAGAGTACGCAGTACTAATCGGCGCATTGGCTGCTCCATTGGCTAAATGGGCAGATAAGAACGAAAAGGAATACGGAGTAGGCTCCGAATAATACCGATTTAAGGGGTCTAGTCGCCCCGTAGACAGCAGATAACCCCCGTCCTGGTTTTCCCCATACCAGAGCGGGGGTTTTTCTGTTTTCTAGGTGGTTCCTAGAAACCTTTTATCCCGTTAAGTATATCCTCAATCTTGATTAGATAGCCCTTAGATGGGTTAGGTGGGATGTTGCAGGCTATAGCCCTGCCTCTGATAGTCACAATAGTCTTGAGAGTTTCAGTAGGTACCATCACTACTGCCCCTTCTAATACGAATGCCCAGTACTCAGCCTTTGTAGTTGATAGCCCTGATGGGTACCATTCTTCTTTGTTGTGTGACCAGCATACTGTTTCAATATAAACATTGCCAGTATCTTTCCATTTTAAATCTGTCTTTACTTCAATGGTTCTACCACCAGTGAGTAGTTCTTTGACTAGATTTTCTCCGTCATGACCAACTGATAAATCTATATCAAAGTCAGATAGTTTACTCATACTATATCCCATGCGCTATAGATAGGTTCTGAAACAATACCTAACTTCTTACGCAACCGTTGCCTCTCTCTAGGTGTAGTACCTGCCCAGTATCCCATAACACTGTGCCGTAATGAATAGTCTAAACACTGATTGCGTACTTCGCAACCTGCGCAAATCTTCTGTAATAAATTCTTCTCTCTATATCCTGGCTCATCATCCTCGTTAAACCATAACTCTGTGTCTGTTCCTGCACATGCTGGTGTTGATTCCCATCGAGGGTAGTCTGACATTTATCCTCCTGTTGAGTAAAAGCCTGAACCTTTAAACTGTATTGCTGGTGCCGACCATATACGCACCATTAAATTACCGCAAGTCCCACATGCTGGTGGTATTGGTTCGCTAATCTCAATTACTTCTGTGCAGCAATCACATTTAAAATCATATAATGGCATTTTTTTGTATCCAAACTTGGTAGTCTTGTGATAGTAATTTGTATTCCCCTGCATGGCTGGCAAGGAAATTATCAATGGCTGGTTTAGGTGTTAGATGCTCAGGGACATCTTGTCCCCACATGTAGTCATCAAATGCCATGATGCCATTAGGCTTTAGTAATTGCCAAGCACTCTCTGCATCTTTGCTAACCTGCTCAGCAGTATGGTCTCCATCAATGTATATAAAATCAAATTTAATTTCATTGTTGCCAGCAAAGTATTCATCGCTTGTCATGCGCAAACGTACGACTGACTTTAATACACCAATGCGTTTCTCATAAAATTTTAGAACTTCATCAAAGTCTAGATTTTTGTGTTCTGTTTCATTAGAGCCATGCCATGTATCAACATCATATAACCATGAAGATTTATTTGTTAATATATTTTCACACAACCACACACTAGCGTCACCAGTAAATGCACCAATTTGTAGGAACTTAAGGTCTGGCTGCCCTTTTAAATTATCTAAGTGTTCTTCGAAGTTATATTTCTGACCTTCAAACCAATTAGGATAGTTACTCATATACCTAGTTCTTTCTTTACTTCTTCCCATGGAATAGGTGGTTCTACTTTCCATTCACCTCTGGCTATTTTAATTGCCATTTCACAAGAGCACACGGCTACTGCTAACTGAGAACAATCTAATTGCTGATGTGCTAGTTCTATATCTTTTGCAATCATTTCTCTAGCATCTGTATACCCATCAAGGTATGACTCTTGTTTTAATATCCGTAATGTCTTTTCCATTTACTCGCAGTCCTCTTCGTTTGTATCATCTGGGTATGGAAGGCTTACCATAGAGCCACAACTTGCACACTCACCATCAAGAAAATAAAAACATATCTCTTTGTTCTCGTCAAATGCTACAAGTGCAATGAATACCTCACAGCCACAGACACAGGTGTTACCTAACTTTTGCCCCCGTAAATCCATAGACTTGCTATAGTCTTTTGGGTGTAGTAAATCCCTTATGTCCTTATCACTCTGAGTCATTTGGCTTATCAATCTCTACTCTATCTTCTTCTATAGAAGGACGATAGCCACCAAGATTTCTAATTAAAGAACTAATAGCACGCTGTACTTTCTTTCGTGCTCCTTCTGGAGTGGAACCAATCTCCTGCGCAATCACATCCCACTCGCAGTTCTCCATTGAAAACCTAACTTTTAAAATTTTTTGTTTAGCCTCTGCTAACTGATAGTATGCTGATGCTATGTCTGACCTGAGAACTAACCAGTTATTACCATCTGTTGTCTCGCCTTTACCAAACTTAAAGTTAAGGTCTTTAATCTTAGATGGAATCTCATATGATTCAGAGATGATTGAAGGAAGAAATGCTTCTATAACTGTTGCGTCATAGTAATATAAATCAAGGAACTCATAGCCAACTACCTTTGCTTTTTCTTTTTCACAAAAAGTAATCGCTGCATTCCTAAGCGACTTGGCTATAAGTTTATCTTTATCCTTTTGCTCAAGGTATGACCACTCTTTGTATTTAGATGGATGAGTAACAAACCACATCCAAAGTATCTGAGATATATCCTGTGTCTCTACCATAGGGTATTTTTTATGGTACTCGGAAGCAATGTTAGCAACAACAGACTCATACTCAGTTATATAATCCATTTTATTCCTTGTTAGGAATGCCTTCCCACTGTCCGCGTTGTACCAATAGTCCGATTATTGCATAGTTAGCCAGGTCTACTAGGGTATCTTCTACTGTTTCATAGTTGGGCGTGTCGCCTTTATCTACCAGATGATTTAGTCTGGCTAACTTGTCATGCATACGCACACGCAGCCCATTCATTGCCCCGCCTGGGGCATGGGCTATGTTTAACGGACCATAATCAGCATGCTTCTTAAATAAAATTGTTAGTAATTCATCTGTTATTTGTTCTGCGTCTGTATTATTTTTCATTGAGGATTCCCTTAACTCCACTGTCGAACTCGTGCATTGCACTGGCTACTATAACTTCATCTAATATTTCTTTGGCATTACCTTGTGTTGTAGATAGAATTAATCCTGCAAGCATAGTCAGCATATCTGCTGCTACCTCTGGATTATCTAGAATCTTATCGTGCACATCTCTCATTGCATTTAATACATCTAATGCTGTGTCACCTGCAATAGGCAACCCTACAATTTTAGGATTGTTTTTAATGTACTCCCAGATATCACTGGATACATTTTCTGATTCGCTCATTTATAAACTCCGCTCCTTGTTCTAACACGATGCTATTTACATCGTGACCTTCTGGCATCTGAATAATGTTTACATTACCCAACTCTCTACTTACCTTCTTACCAAACTCTAAACCTGGTGCATCGCCATCTGCAAGGATAATTACTGTTTCAAAATCATCTAGTATCTTTGCATAGTATGGCTTCCAATTGTTGGCACCTGGAATGCCAACTGCTGGATGTCCTGTCTTAGCAACTACAGTCATACAATCTATTTCACCTTCGGTGACACAGATATAATCATTGGCTGTTAGTACTGCTTGTGCATTGTACATACTCGTCTTTGCACCTGGCATACCCATATACTTAGGGTCTTCTCCGTGCATACTACGGAATCTAATATCTACTATTCCAGATGGTGTTACATATGGAATTGCAAGTCTACCTCTATATTGTTCATGACCTGGAAGAGCGTCCTTGACTACTCCGAGATGAAACGGTTGCACTTCTGCGACCGATAAGCCGCGTGTCATTAGATACTCCGCTGCTATGTGTATGTTTTTTGTATACTCTTGTGTTGCCTGTAGGAGAAATTGCCTCTGCGAATTGGACAGCCTCACGATAGTTACCTCCTTCCTTGTACATAATTAAATCGTATACATCTCCACCTACTCCACAACCATGACATTTAAATCGCTGGTCATCAAAGTTAATACCAGCAGATGCATGTCCATCATCATGGAAGGGGCACTTTATCTTCCGCCAGCCGTGCCCAACTGATGGCAGGCTGGCTCCTAAGTATTCTAGGTAAGCAGCAATGCTGTGCTTATCCATCTACTTTCATTATCTCCTTTATTAGTTTAAGCCATACTAATGCAGGCATAGTGCAGTACCATTCATCTACATTTGATTTGCCTTTGCGTTTGTGTAGAACGGTACCTGTCCATGCACTGTCATTTTTCATTTCAACTTCTAATTCTTTTACCCAAGCGCTGAGGTCTAAACGCACATGGTCTTTGACTTCAATTGTTACACCGTTGACTCCGCTGATATCACCTTTGTCTAACTGTGCACCTGCAATTCTGCGGTCTGCATACTGATAGCCGTTTGCTTTGAGCCACTTGACTACATCTGCTTCTGCTTTACTGCCTTTACGCTTGGCTGGATTACTCACATCATACCTTCCTGAGCATATCTAATTGGCACATCGTCTAAATACATAGAATCTGGATTAAATGAAAGACTAACATAGTTACTACCTGTTTGGTCTGCACGCCCATATCTATTTTTAACTGGCGCCACACATAGGTATGTGTCATCGCCTTGTTTCATCTGTCCAATTGTCAATACCATTGCTGGTATCTGATTAACTAATCCCTGAATTGCTGACCGTGGCTGACACGGAAAGCCTTCAAAGCCTTCTTTAGTATGGTGTAATACTAATACTGCTGCATTAGTATCTCGTGCCAAATACTTTAGTTCTTTCATGGCTGCACGCATGCCTTGAAATTCCTCATGTCCATCCATTGCTATATCCATTAAGTTATCCACAACAATAAGGGTTGGACTTCTACCCCATACAGTTTCAAAGGCTGAGACTTCATCATCTAAGTCTTTGAGTGTAGGCGTAGATTCGAATGACCAGAATAAATGATTGTTTAATTGTAGTAATTCGTGTGCTTTATCTGGGTCACGCTTGAGCAATTGTTCTGCTGCTGTCTGTGTCATGTGACCAGACATTGCAACTAAACGCATTGCCATTGTGTGTGCATTTGTATCTGCACTGAAGTAAAGCGTTGGGTGTTTTGTTCTGGCTGCAATTGCTAAAGCAACTGATGACTTACCTGCACCTGGGGTGCCTGCAATAACTGTCACCTCTGCTCTGCGTAATATAATTCCAGCCCGTTCAAAAGCCGCAAAAGCGGGTGGCAATGGTTCGCCACCCACTTCTGCTTTACTAATTGAGCGTCTTAAAGTTTTCACTTAACCTGCTCTGGCACGAAGGTATTCCACTCCATGTCTTTCATTTGAATGTATTGGTTCTTACACTTATCGAATGCACCCTTTGGTGCTGGGCAGAAGTATCCCTTATATGGTTTCCCATCCTTGCCCATTCCTTGAATGGCTGTCATCTTTCCATGAGGACAATTGCGTCCGCCAACTGTTGGTTGTGCATACTCTTGTGCAGGAATTGTTGTTCCCGTTTCGATTACAGTTCCACCAAGAGATGCAGCAACTGATTGTGTTGTTACTGCTGGTGCTGATGCGCCACGAATAGCGCGTTCTAGTTCTGTTGTAGCAGAAACAATTGCATCTAATCCATTTGCAACTGTCTGGTCTAGTTCTTCTCCGTGCTGTGCACGAACTGTTACTAAACTACCTGCTGCTGTCTTGACTGTGATACTGATTGGTGCTTCTGAGTGTGACATATTTTTCCTATTCGAATGGAGTAGCAAGACCTTTCTGGTCTCGCCATTTTCTTACTTTCATTGCAAACTCTACACCTTTCCAACCTTCTTTGATATCTACAAAGACTAACTTGCAGTTACCTGTTCCTGCTGGTAGATGTATGATGATTGCTTTTTCTTTATTGATATCGCCCCATGTTCCACGGGTTGCGGTATCAGGAAAATACGGCAACCCGTTGGCATAGATTGCCAACTGCATTGCAATGTTATGAGGATGGTCTATCCGACCTGTCTTCAAATCTGCAATGAACCGTTCTCCTTTGTACTCAACAACTCTATCTGGAGTCCCTGCTATCTTATACTTGTCTAAGACAGAGAACTGTTCGATGAATAGTTTGCTGAGAACACTAGTTACTTGACCATATGCTTGGATATCTGGCATATATTGTTCTGGTACTGGACCTAACTCTTGTCCTAAATCTAATCGTTCTGTAAATGCATGGATAGCAGTACCAATGTTGGCTGCTTTACTTGCACCTGCTACTTCCATTGCTTCTTCAATGTAACCATTGACTGCTAATTTATCTTCACCTGCTGCACTGATTGCTAATAATAAATCAGGGCGTGTTGTTAATCCCATTGCAGCCATTCGCATTTTCCATGCAACTAATGCAGATGCATCATCAAGACTGTTGGCTATTGTTGTTGCACGTGTATATGCAACTGGTGTTTTACTTTTTGGTGGCACAACCATTGGTCTGCCGTATCTATCTCTATCAATACTTACTGCTGTCATAGCATTCCTGTCTCCTGTTAGTGAAGCAGGCTAAGAATAAGGAGACCACAAAATCTTAGCCTGCTTCAGTGTTAACAGTATAGCAGACCCCTCAATGTCTGCACTGTTAGTGCCCCGTGTTCGCAAGTAGCGGGGCAACCCACTTAGGTGACTGTATAAATAGAAATCCAGAAAGATTTATACAGTTGCGAGCCTCTCCGTCCCGAGAGAATTACTCCGCGATTATGTCACTTACCTCTACATCATCAACCCAGATTTCTCCGTCAACTGACTGGAGTTCTACATTGATATCATCACGAATCATATCTTCTACTTCTTCTTTATTAGCAGCCTCAATACCACTAACATTTACATAGATACGCACTGATGCTGACCAGGTACGCTTAAGTTCATCTGCTCCAATAACACGAAGCATGTCATTAATTTCTTCAACAGATGTAGTAATCTCTTGGTCTCCAGGTGAGTACTGACTATTAAAGAATTCATATACTGTTCCGCGTATGTCAATTACTTGACGACTAGATTGTTGACTGCGTTCTTTTGCAGTTGTACAATCTTGAATGAAACGCTGTACTTCTGTTTCTGTATATGTAATTACTTCATTTGTTTCTGGGTTTGTGATACTAATTGTATTCACTCTTCGTCTCCTTCTGAATATAGCCATGCTTCTAGGTGGTGTCCTTCTACTATGGCGTGGGCTGGCGCGGAACTCTGCCCACGCCACATCACACCTTCTGGTAGTTCGATTAGTTTATCGTACTCTTGTTCATCACATGCATAGATAGCATCTATACATGGTTGCACCATGCTGTGAGGCACGGGTGGATAGTGATTGGTTCTTAGGTGTATAGTAATAGACTGATGAATATCTATTACTGATGTTGCTAAATCAACTGCCATGTTATGTCCCATTACACACTTAACAATTCTAACGCACGCAATTTAATTCCATCATTGCGTCCTGCGATAGTAGCAATGGATGCATCACGAACTGAGTGGTGGTCAGCATACTCAACTACTGCCTGCCATAATCCGAACTCAGTATTGCGTATGTTTTCTTGTGTTGGTGACTCAGTAAAGATAGTCATTGCTTTATGACGAGCATTGTTTGCTCGTGCTCTTGCATTCTTTTCACCTTTACTGAGTAGTTCAATAGGTGAGTTCTCAATATGTGCAGGTAGTGCCCACACTTTCTTGAAGTAAGCAATAGCCTGTGCTCTATCTGCTTCACGTTGTAGATAATGGTTAGCCATATCGCTATACATTTCAACGCTTGTGTATGTTAAGTCAAGTAAGTTTCTCATCTCACTGATTGATAACTGAGCATTGGATGTATGACGCAGGGTATATGTGTGTGCTTTATTCTTAGCCCTAAAGATACGATTAATTTGATTGCTACACCATAAACGCTCAATGATTGGGCGAATAGTTACAGAACCTGAACCATCGTGACTTGTTTGTGCTAGCAAGAATGCTGCATGTGGGTCACCCATAATTTCCATTTCTTTTGGCAATGCCATAAGCATCCAGACTTTTGCACCGTTGTCGTACTCACCTGCTGCTGTGTATCGTGCTTCGCCTGAATCAATAAGTGAATCAAGAGAACCAAAGACTTCCTCATTTTGAAAGACTTTGTAGTTTTTGCCAACTACGCCAATGACTTGATTGTTATTGTCTTTGTTGACTCGTAGTACTGCGCGTTTGTTTTCAATTGGATAGTAATCTCTTACTGATTCAAGTGTATTAACTGAACTATCTACATATGCTTGCATCTCATGTAGATGTACTGTCCAGTCTAAGCCCGCTTGTTGGATAACTTCGCGGGCACTGGTTGCTTCTACTGCTGTGCCTGCTTTAATCCAGGCTGATTTGTTTTTAGTTGTTGTCATGATGTCTCCTTACCATGATGCTTGATACTTGAAGGACCATCCATCAGGTATCTTCGTGAGTAGTACGGATAGTTTATCATATGTTTCTTTGATGTTATCCATATACCACTCATCATATTCGGTGCTACCAAAGAAGAATCCGCCATGCGTTGGCAGCAATTCATCTGCCAACGCAGGGTTTTCTATCACCTCTTTGCATAAGTCTTGTAGTTTATGTAGTTGTTCACGGTCTACATATATAGGCTGGCATTCATCAACACCCTCTGCAAGGGTATCTATAAACCAATGATGAATAGCATTAGCCTTGCGCCAGTATGCCACCTCAACTTCTGCAATTACATGTCCCATTGTAAATTGTTCTGCTCCTAAAGCAGATACAATTTTATTGAACTGGTCTTGCTCATTGCGGTACTCCATGTTGGATACAAACCTGCTTGCATAGAGATACATATCTAGACCCATGATTAGAGTCCAATCTCTGCTTTAACTTTACCGTGCAATTCATTACGCATGTTATTGAATGCGCCTTCGGGCCAGCCTGCTTGATACACACGGTCAAGTAACTTAGCCAGTGAGTAGGACGGATTAGATTGATATGCTACACCAAGATACTTGTTTGCTTCAGTGGTATCTCCAATTGAATAATAAAGAGATGAGATAATTGAAGCAATAGGTGCAGCATACTCAATAGGAGTTAGTTTGGCTACGAATGCAGCCCAACTACCTACGAATTGAATATCTTTTTCTACTGGTAATCCAAGTAATAAGTCACGCACTTGAACATGATTGTTGATAGCAACTGTAACTTCTGCTACTTCTTGGGCTGTTGGCTCTGTGCCATCTACGAATCTATCAATTTGGTCGTAAATACCAAGAGCAATGGATTTGTTTTGCTCTACATCGTTTACATCATACTCATCTTCAAAGAGTGCTATCTGTACTAGCACATCTGCTTTCTCTGTCATGCTGTCTCCTTTAGTTGTAGTTGATGAGCAGTTTTACCTCATGCTCAGGAGGTCAAAGGCTTGTGCTGCGCGACAGGTCCCACAATTCAGTCTATCCAGAGAAGGTTTTAACCATCTATAGACTTACCTTTTATCTACCTAGGGGACCTACGGAACACAAGGTAGAAACTTAATACCATCCATGATTGCGCCAATGTGCCCAAGCAATTGATGGTTTTTTATAGCGATGCTCAATATACTCCAGCCCCCGCTCAATTTGAAGCGGGGCTGGGGTTCCAGGTTTTGTATTAAGAACCTGTGCTATACCGTATGCACTGGAGTCGGGGTTATCTGCATAGTGATTCCATGCTGACTCCTTACCCCACAATTTCAAGAGGGCGCGGTATTCCGATGTGTTCCATTGGAATCGTTCCTCTACTAATAACTTGGCGTACGCTTTGGATAATTTCTTTGTCCACTTGGCGTCTGGATTCTCGCACTTCACCTTGTCTGCCATTGCTAGCGCGTAGGCTGGACTGTTGGGTAGTAAGAGAGACCAGAAGGTTAGTGACCAACTCATAACAAGCGCGAATACTTTCTTCATTTAAAGACTCCTCTGTAGATGAGATAGAAAATACAAACGAAGAGAGTCCAGGTTTGTATTGGTGTGAGATACGGCTCGATGTTGCCATTAATCGTCATCACCCCACATCCTATCTGGTTCTCCTGAATCTTCACTGCACTCTTCGCAGTTGCCTAGGTCAATACCGTGTTTACAATCATCTGATTCTATACCTAGTGCTACATCATCATCAACTCTTGGCTCACTCATTACTATCTCCTTCTATATCAGTAAGTAATTCCCATAGTATGGGTTGTAATGCTAGTGCTGCTGCATCTAATTTGATTTGTAATTCTTTACTCATGCTGTTGCTCCTTAGAATTTTCACAGACTCTACACATGTTAGCCCTGATTAGTTGTGTTGGTGTACTTTCTATCCCACATTTAGGACACTTCATGCTGTTGCTCCTAGTCTTTTGTATGAATAGATAACCGTATACATTTCTGTATTCCTGTCATAGGTACGGCTTGCCTTGCACTTACCTTGTTCTGTATTTATACACTTGAATATCCCAGGGATATCTGTGCATTGCCAATGATGTTCATGGTTCATTGAAGTACCCTTCTACTGATAGTCCTTGTAGAAAATCAATTGCTTTATTAATTGAAGATACACTTTTAGGGCTTGCTTCTATTCTACAAAGCCCGTCAATCATTTCATTTAAATCTTCTTTTGTGTAACCTAGCATGGGACTGCACCTATCTTTGCCCATGCACATGCGGCACAATAGTTTCTTGGGGCAATGTCTGTTGCCTTGACCATGATTTCTGTCTCGCAACCGTGACAGTATTTTAATTCATATTTTATTTCAGCCATGTTTCCTCCCTTAATCGGTCGTAGTCTGAGTCTGAATCCATGTATCTATCCCAGCACTCTGGATGGGTACCACTAATTATCTGCTCTCGCAGTTCTGTTGTCAAGGATTTGAAGGCATTTTGTGCCAAGCCTCCGCGTAGATAAGCATATAGTTCTTGTTCATCTACCCCTACAACACCGTTCTGTCCACACCATACACACTTTTTAGTTGCGTATATCACGGGCTATCCTTTCCATATTCAACTTGCGTCTCAGGTTTATATTATCTCTATGTAGTTCAGCGTTCTGGCGCACTGCTAGTACTATGACTGTGATGCTAGTGCTCATAGCAATTATGATTGCTAGAATATCTAGTGTTCCTATGTACATTCTGGTCTCCTAAAATAGATTCGAGTCGTAGTTCTCTGTCCTTGTACGGTGGGGCTTGTGAAAAAAAGTAAGGCAGGTGAGAGCCGAAGCCCCCACCTGCCTATCTTTTATTCTACGATAGCCTTGATAACTATCTGATTCCAAGGTGCTCTGCGTTCAGAGTTATCTACACCCTGGCGAGTATCGAAGCGTGTATTACCTTCAGCAATTACTTTGATTACTTTGGTAATACCTGTTTCATCTTTAGGTAGTTCGAGCAACATCTGCTTTACATCTTCATCGAATGCTACAAACGGCGTAGTCCAGACGCATTTGCCATCTGAATTTCTGCGAGAGAGATTACCTTTGATGAAGTTTTGTCCATCACGAGTTGTTGAACTTACTACCTTGATGTTCTTAAGTGTACCCTTGACAACCACTAGGTTATCAACTTCATTGATGTTTACTGTATCCATTACTGTCTCCTTTATATAGTTTAGTTTACTTTGAGCAACCCGTTGGGCACAGGTGCCCACGGGTATTTTGTATGGTGAGAGTTCTTACTTACGACATTGGGCGAGAACACTCTCTAAACTGCCCCTGTTTCGTTCTAGATTATGCGCAGTTAGGACAAACTACGGCTTTGTTTTTAAGCAGGTAGCATTCAGTACATACTTCATATAATGAACTGAACTCCAAGTCTTCATCTTCCACTGTAAGGTCGAAGATGTGTTTGCCAAGGAACCACGATTGAGTGAACCTATCTGCTAGGGAATTGGCAGATGGCTTGAACTCATTGCGTAGTTCTACGATAGTTCCATCTTGTAGAACTGCTGGTCGGGGCAGGTAAGTTACTGAACTTACCCAATCATGACCAGATGGTTCAGGCTCAACCTTGAGGAGAGGTTGATATAACTTGCGATACCTGTAGTCATCGTTGCGGTCATCAACCATTTGATGTGCAATATCTGATGCCCTTGCTTCTGCCAAGTCTTGGCATTCGGAGCAGAGGCTATCTGATAACATACAGTCATAGCATTGGGAAGTGACGGAGATGCTGTCGGACATGGTTACCTTTCCGTAGCCAGTATCTCTGACTACACTACCCACAAGGTCATGCTTGTCCAGTCCAGCACCAGCAATGGCAATCTATCAGCCAGCCAACTGGACTTGACTAGCATGATAGGTTTTTGTATTTAACTGGGGCGCGAAACTGTTTATTTATAATGAGCGCCGAGACTGCTGACAGTAACAGGCGCTACTAAACAGTACAGAAGCAGCGCCAGCAAACAGTATTGGGGTCTAAATGACCCCAGACTGTTTAATCTGTACTCGTATACAGTAGTGTATCTACCAGAAAAATATTCCCGTACAAAGAACAGCCTATGCCCCAGTACTATTCTGACCTGCGCTTTTAGCATAGGCAAAAAATTTTTGCCAGAAAAGTGTCCGTTTTGGCTGTTTGGACAGGTTAATACTATATAGGGACTATTTATTATTCTGATAGAAGCAAGTTCTTCAGGAACTTGCGTTACAGACTGTATCTACTGTCTGTTTCTAACTGACTGTAACTATTGAAAACGGGACACTTATATGACTTTTCAAAAGGGGTCCACAAACCCTAGAACTGCCAAGATGGCTGAGGCAAAGGCTAAGGTAATAGCCCTTGTTGCCGAAGGGCACAGTGTCCATAAGGCTATGGAACTCAATGGCAATAAGCCAGATACCGTCCGTATCTGGATGCTACGGGATAAAAAATTTGCGGCGGACCTCGCAGAGGCGAAAGAAGAAGCAAAGAGCAACTCCATCAAAGCCCTTGGCATAGCCAAGGAGGATATCTCCTTTGCTCAGTTCTC